TTTTACAACACAGGATTCAAAGACAACAATGGTAAGATCGCTAATTCAGTCGATAGAAGAAATGTCTGTAGAACTGCCATCAAAAGAATTCTATCCTAACTTATATAAAGAATTAACACTATTTACTTATAAAATGGGAGCAAACGGAAAAATAAGTTTTATGCATCCACCTGGATTACACGATGACGAAGTTGATTCGTTAATGATGAGTAATCACGCTAGATCACAATTAAAAGGAGGTAGTAGCTTATACATTGGCAAAGGAAATTTGTCCCCGACGTTTGGATAATCAAAAATAATTTCGTAATATATCGTATATGAAAAAATGTAAAGAATGTGGTGAAGAAAAATCATTAGATAATTATTATATCAGTTGTAAATACAAAGGTAAACCAATATACAAATCATATTGTAAAGATTGTAATATAATAAGAGCAGAGACCCATAGACAAGATAATCTTAAACATTATAATAAGCTTCGAAAAGTATATCGTAAAAAATATTATGATAAAAATAAAGAATTATTGAATGACAACATGAAACAATACAACAAATCTAAAAAAGATGGATACCATTATGTTTATTATTTACCAGAAGAACATTATGTTGGTGTAACTGATAATGTAAAATATAGAATGTATAGTCATAAAAGTAATTTTAGTCGCCATACTAACGATGTTGAGATAGTGCATAAGACACCTTGTCGTAAAGAAGCTGAGTTAGTCGAGTCTAAGTTACATAGCATAGGATATTGTGGCTAAATGTATTAAATGTGGTGTAGCGTTGGTTCTACATAGGAACTGGGGATTATCGTTTGCTAAGAATAGTAATTATAAATGTAAAAAATGTGCAATGGCATATAGAATAGCAAGACGTAAAAAACAACATATTTCCTCCTAAATTAACTAATATTTATTATTATGAAGAAAACAGTAACAATACCTGATTTTATGACTGTTGAGCAGTGGCAAACTGTGAATAACATAGAACATTTAACTGAACTACACAAAACAGTAAAAACAATATCAGTATTAACAGGGCTGAGTGAAGCGGAATTGAAAACTTGGGGTGTGAAGTCTTTAGGTACAATTTATCGAGATTTAAATACAAAGATTGATTTGAAAGAAGAATTCCATCCCATTTTCAAATATGAGGATAAATTATACGGGTTTTCAAACATTGACACTATGACATTAGGTGAATACGTTGATTTAGAAAGATTATGTCAAGAGCCACACAAAAACCTTCATGATATACTTGCTATATTCTATCGTGAAATTAAAACACATAATTTTGATAATTTTGTTTGGAAGAAAGCTCAAAAAATATTAGTAAATAATAAAAAAACATCTAATATATTTAAGCAATATGAAGTAAATAAATACGATGTTAATGAAAGAAATAGAGCATCAGTAATATTTAAAAAATTACCAGTTCAATACGCCTTAGGTGCGTTGGCTTTTTTTTTAGGAACCGCGAACGGATATACAAACATTACAACACCTTATTCAACGGAGAAAGAGTTGAAGAAACTGGAGGATCTACAGATAGTGAATCTAAAAGTTTTGCAGAGCATTGGGGATGGTTTGCGACAATTTATAACCTCGCCCAATCAAGTATTCTCAATATCACAGGGGACAAAAGTATCACTGATTTAAACTTTATATTCGTATTAAATTATTTAGCAATAGATCAGGATGCTAAAAAGGAAGAAGAAAGACAATTAAAAGAATCAAGACAAACACGTAAAATTTTATAACATGGAATTAATTATTATAACAATATTATTATGTGCTAGTTTATTTTGGAACATGAAACAATATGCATTAATAAAAAAATGCGGATGTTTAAATGAACCAAAAAAAGCAAGACGTAGAATAAAAAAAGGAACTTCAACTAAAATAACATCTGAAGATCCAAGTGATAACCAAAACGGACAGGACGTATGAAAGAACAAATAATCAAATTATTAGAAGGAGGATTTAATGCAAATAGAATTGCTGCTATGCTAATGATTCAGAAATCAGAAGTTCTTAAACATGAAAAAATGTTTATAGAAAAAAAAAATACATTGAAGCCAATCCCTGCGGTTGCGGTAGAAAAAAGTAAAAAGAAAAAGTAATGGCATTCCAAACGTATTATCAAATAGTTAACACGATTAAAGATGCAGCTGACGCACATGATTATGTAGCGTCATTTGCTCATGGTTCAATCGATTATTTAGATGCTCAATCACAAAATGTAGCTTATCCTTATGTATTCCTTAGACCAATAACATCTATTGGATATGATCAAGATACTAGATTAAAAACAACAACATTTGAATTATACGCATTAGATGTTCCTAAAATAAGTAATGAATCACCTTTACAAATAATGTCTAATATGGAACAAGTTATTTTAGATATTGGTTCTTATAGTAATTGGGGACCACCAACAGATAATCAAGCATTAGGATATCAGTTTGACATCCAAAGTATGGTACCAGCACTAGAAGTATTTAATGATAGAGCATACGGTTGGGTTGCAACAGTCGATATACAAACAATGGGGATTTACGATTATTGTAATTACCCAACCGGATCATACTAATGGAAAATAAAAACTTACAACAGGCGATGGCTGAGTATCTCGATAGAGTTGCTGAGATAATGGTAAATGAATTATTTGAGAATGGTTCTGTTGCAAGTGGTGCATTAGCAAAATCAGTACAAGATGATAATGATGTAGTTAGAAATCAAAAAGGTGATGTAGTAGGAGAATTATCAATGTTAGATTATGGTGCTGATGTAGATGCAGGATTTAGATTTAGAGGTACTGGTGGTTTACCGCCTGAAAAACCAATTAGAGATTGGATACAAAGAAAACGTATAACAAGACCTGCTAAATTTAAAGATGAAAAATCATGGATATGGGCAATAAGAAAAAGTATAGGTAAAAAAGTAACAGGTAGAAGACAAAGAACACGTGCTTATCCATTTATAGACAAATCGTTTAAAGCAGCAGAAAAATTCGGAACAGAAATATTAACACTAGCAGCAGGTAAAGACATAACATTAACATTAGATGTTGCATTTCAAGATTCAGCAAAATTATGAGTTTAGTATACATTAATCAATCACCAACATTACCTAACGGAACACAAGCAGATTTAATTTATACGCTTGAAAATGCTGATTCATCATCAGCACAATTTAAATACGTTTGTCAAATAAAAGACGATGCAGGTAATGTATTATCACAAGTAAAACAAGCACCAAATAATTCAGGTTTAGGTGTTTATGAAGTAAGTAGATTAATTGATCCTCATATGGGATATGATTTGTCTCAGAAAACGATTGGTTTTGTTTCTTCATCAAATAATAACATTAGAAATTTTGAAATTGCGTTTGGAGCAGAAAGTGGTAGTTCAGCGAGTAGTTCTTTAAGTGATATATTCTATTATAGTGCTTCTATTCCCAACGTTACTACGTTTATTCCCGCTGTTCAAGAACGAGATAGTGGCTATTTTAACTGGCAAAGTGGATCATATGATATATTAACAAATTGTCCTAATGCTTTAGGTACATTTAATGAAACATCAGCACAAAATGCTTTATGTGTCTCATCAAGTGATTATTTAACAGTATCAACATTACAAGGTATAGCTGGAAATAAAAGTGGTTTAACAAATATGAGAATTGATTTTTATAATTCTTCATACTCATCAGTTTATAATTATACAGAGGTAAATCCACACTCGGGAGCACTTATTGTAGGAAGATTAATTCACGCGGGTGTAGGACCTAAAAATATTGAAACATTAGATGCTACAGTTGCTACTTATTTAGCAAACCCAACAGCATATCCTTATTATAGTATTAAATTCACTTACTCTGGTGGAACAAGTAAAACATATTATTTCTATAACAAATGTTATCAATACAAAGGAACTAATTTCTCATTTATTAATAAACAAGGAGTATTTGATTATTATAGAGCAAGTTTAGTTGATACAGAAAGTGAAACATTTAATAGAAGAAAATTTAATGCTTCTTATGTAGATTATTCTACAAATTCAAAAACAATAGGATACGAATATACTAGAAGGGGTGATACACAATATTACGCTGATTTTGACAACACATTTACAGCAGAAACAGATTGGTTAACACAAGAGCAATCAGATTGGTTATTTGAATTATTTGAATCACCATCAGTATATGTTCAAGATGGTAACAATTTTATAGGTGTAGTAATTACTAACGCTACAGAACAATACAAAACAAATAATAGAGGACAAAAAGTATTTAAATTCACTATTAATTATAGAAAATCAAATAGCAAAAGAAGCAGAACATAATGAACGATCTTATATTAAGAGTATTCTATGATAATGCGTGGAATGATTTAGATATTGACAGCAATATCCCTTTACGTTTAAATATTTCAACAGTAGAAAATACTGATATAGGACAAATATTCGGTGTAGGATCACAAACATTTAGTTTACCAGGTACAAGAAATAATAATGCATTTTTTAAAGGTGCATTTAAAGCAGGTGCAGTAGATATACCAGCAATTTATCAATCTATAGATGCTGAAGTATTATATAATGGTGAAACATTATTGTTTGGTGAAATGCAATTAATAGAGATTATTACTGATGAAGATGGATTTACTGAATATAAAGTAACAGTTGAAGATACAGTTGTACAATTAAAAGATGCTCTAGATGGAGCATTAATAAAAGACGCTGATTTTAATGCTTATAACCACACATTAAATCAAACACAATTACTTAATTCTTGGTTAGGTATTGTTGATACTAATGATGCATCTAAAGGTAACGATATATTTTATCCAGTAGCTGATTATGGAATTGATAATAAAGCAGATTATCCAACATTACCAAGATTACAATTAGCAGGATCTGGTTCATTGCCTCAACGTGCAACAGGTTCAATTGACAACCCAAAATATCCATTAAGATTACAACAATTTTTACCTGCTATATCTGCACGTGCAGTTATGGATGTAATATTTGATCAAGCAGGATTTAAATATACTTCATCTTTAATTGATAATAATACATCAGGTTCGGCATTTAGAGATTTATTTGTTTTACCTAAAGGACAAGAAGATTTAGGAATAGTTGTTCCTGAATCACAACAAAATACATTTGATGCTGCATTTAATACAACACAAATTTTATCATCAAGTGGACAAACTGAAACAATTAATTATAATACAGAAATTAATGATCCAGGAAATAATTATAGCCCTACAACTTTTAAATATACAGCACCAGCACCTGGTAGTTATACTTTTAATGCTAGAATAATAACAAATAATCCAGATGTTCCTTCTGGTGGACCTGGTGGTGATAATATAGGTTTAGTAACTGTTAGGTTAATTAAAGACGATGGTGGTGTTCTATCAGTATTTGCAGAAGAATTATATGATGGTGGTGATAAAAATATGACAGTAGGTGGTAATATTAATTTAGATACTACTGATACAGTTCTAGCACAAATAGAAGTAGAACAAAAGAGTGGTGCGGGTTCTATAAGTAGTTTACAATTAAGTGGTTCAGCACCTGGATATGCAGATTCTAGCTTTAGTGCAACAGCAGCACCTATAGGATATAATAATGCACCTGTTTCAATGTCATTGCAATTTTCTCCATCATTGTTATCATTTGATGTATTAAAAAGTATATTAGTAAAATTTAACGCTGTAGCTGTACCAGAACCAAATACACCTAATACAATTAGAATTGAGAATTATGAAACGTTTATTGCACAAGGTAGAGAAATAGATTGGAGCCAAAAATATGACAACGCAAAAAGAATAAGTATACTACATCCAGTAAATGAGCAATCAAAAGAATTAAGAATAGGTGATGCAGAAGATGATGATAGATTTAGTAATTTAGCTCAAGATGATGCTCCTGGTTATCCATATGGAACTATACGTTTAATCAGCGATTCAAACATACCTAACGGCACTAAAGTAGTACAAACAAAATTTGCACCGTTAATATTAGGAACCGTTTTAGCTAGTGGTTCTATGGATAGTGATAATAACCCAACATTTAATTTAGCACAAGGTAGTAGTTTTGTAATTCCACATTTATATAAATTTGATAATAACTTTAATAAATCATTTAAGTTTAAAACTAGATTAGGATATAAAACACCATCACTACCAGCTGCTGGTGCATCAGGAAGTGTAATTTATATTGGTGAAACACCATCACCAGCACAAGTAAGTAATTATTATACATTAGCAAATGTTAATTTTTTACCTGCAGTTGCACCACTTTCAGGTTCAGCATCATCAATTAGTGGTTCAGATGTGCCTGTTACTGATTTAAATTTTGATAAAAATTATTTTAATTTAATTCCTGGGATGTATAATCCTTCAGGTAGTGAAAGTAAAACAGTATATAATTCATTCTGGGAAGAATATGTAGAAACATTATATTGGGAAGACAATAGAAAAGTAACAATGGATATTCAATTTGATCCTATAGATTATAAAGATATAAGGTTAAATGATAACATTTATGTAAACGGAGTAAGATATAGATTAAACAAAATAAACGGATTTAATCTAACACAACCAGATATAGCAACAGTAGAATTGTTGAAAATCAGGAACTTAACGGGATTTGAAGCGGAGGCACCTATCAGTTCACCAACTCCTACGCCAAGTGTAGGTACATCGCCTACTCCAACACCGAGTATTTCTGTAACACCAACAGCAACACCAACACCTACTATTAGTGTTACACCAACTCCATCAACAAGTGGAGGTGCTGTAACGCCAACACCAACTCCAACAATAAGCATTACACCAACTATTAGTGTAATGCCTACAGTAACGCCTAGTATTAGTGTTACACCATCAATAAGTGTAACTCCAACACCAACACCTACTATAAGTGTTACACCAACACCTTCACCATCAACTGGTTATAGTTTCTATACTTTAACTGCTTGTCCAAGTGCAGGAACAGGAGGTGCTTATTCAAATGTTAGAGTAACGTTTGGTAGTGGAGTAGGAGCAAATGATATAGTATTGATGCCAGATGGATGTTATGAAATAGATGAAACAACAGCACCAAGTAGTGTTAATGATTATATTAGTGTTTATGTTGATTGTGATGCTTGTGTTGCTGCAAATCCAACGCCAACGCCTACACCAACGCCAACTAAATCACCAACACCAACTCCAACACAATCACCTGGTGCAACACCAACACCAACACCATCTCCTAATTGTCACGGAAACTTTGTAGGTATTTCTACAGACATACATGATGCATGTTGTATAGATGAAGCAACAGAATACTTTAATGCAACAACAGTAGCTGCATCAACATTCTTATACGCAAATAGTGGATGTACTGGAGGTAAAACTGGAACATACTATGTAACTGAAACAGGAGGTGGAGTAGGAGGAGCGACATACTACACATTTGTAAATGGAACTAGAACAGCAGGACCTACAACTTGTCCAGATTGTGAATAAATCGCTAATGATGAAAAAAACTATTTATTAACATGGCACAGAAAATAACATATAACATTGATGTTAACGCAGGTAATTCTGTCAAAACTCTTGGGCAATTAGAGGATGAATTAATTCAAATAAATGAGGAATTAAAGGAAGTACCTTTAAATAGTAAGGCATTTGAAGATTTATCTAAACAAGCTCAAAAAGCAACTAAAGAATTAGAAAGTGCTAATTTAGAAATTGCCGGTGTAACTGACCAAGATAGAGTTAAAGGATTCCAAGGTTCAATTGACATTGTAGCTGGTTCAATATCAGCATTAACTGGTGCCGTAGGATTATTAGGTATTGAAAGTGAGGAATTTGAAAAATATACTGCTTATGCTGCTAACGCAATAGCATTTTCTCAAGGATTAAGAGCGGCAGCTCAAGGTGCTGTTGATCTAAGAGAAGTAATGAAAAAAGCTACTATTGCTCAAAAAGGATTTAATTTAGCAACATTAGCAAATCCATACGTTTTAGCTGGTGCCGCAATTGTAGCAACAATAACTGCTATTGTAGCACAATTTGATACGTTTAGTAGAACATTAAATGGAGCAGGTATTAACACAGAAGTATTCTCTAACGCATTTAGAGGAATAGTTGATGTTTTCTCAGGTGTAACAAATGTTATAGCAGGAGTAGCAGGTTCATTAATAGGTGGTTTTATTCATTTATTTAATGGTAATTATGTTTTAGCTGCTAAATCATTTAAACAATTAGGTGCTAAAGGAATACCTGAATTATTTACAGAAGGGGTAAATAAATCACAAGTTAAAAGACAAAAGAAACAAGCTGCAGCTGACGCTGAAGCATACGCTAAAGAATTTGATGCAAAATTAGCTGCATTTTTAGCAGAGGAAAAATTCCAAGAAGAATTAAGAGCAGGAGCAGCAGAAGGACAAGCATTATGGGAAGAATTAGGTTTTAATGCAGGTATGACATATGCGGAGGCATTCAATAATAAAGTAGATGAAGAAATAAATATAATGCCTGAATTTACTGATATAGAAGATTTAAATGCTATGGAAGATTTTGAAACAAATGAACTTCCAGCTATAACAGCAAGAGTAGATGCGTTAACAGAAGCAGATAAAGAAATTAGAGATAGTAGATTACAATTATTAAGTGTAATTGAACAAACAAGTGATCAAGAAACAGCAATAGGTAAAGCAGCATTTGCAGCAAGACAAATATTATTATTTCAAGAGTTAACGATGCAAACAAAAGCATCATTAGCTCGTATTGCAAATACAGTTGCAGAAGGTTCAGTTGATGCAGCAGCTGGTTTCCTTAAAACTGCAAAAGCAGGTTTTCCTAAAAACGTTCCATTACTTATTTTATATGGAATACAAGTTGCTGCTATGATAGCAAGTATAAGAGCAGCAGCTAAATCAGCTAAAGCATCTACAGCAGGTATTTCAGCACCATCAGCACCAGCAGTAGCAGCACCAACACCAACAACACCAAGAGATTTTGGTATAGCACCTGAATCAATTGCTTCACAATCAACAGTTAGAGCATATGTAGTAGCAGGTGATGTTACAACAACACAAGAAGCAGACGCGAAATTAAACGCTAAAAGAACATTAGGATCATGAAAATAGTAAAATTAACAATAGACGAAGAAAGCGATCTAGAAGGAATTGATGCAGTAGCATTAGTGGAAGAACCAGCTATAGAATTAGACTTTCAAGCATTTACAAAATATAAATTTGAATCATTCGATGATTATCCTAAAGCAGCAAAACAAGCAGCTATTGTGGGTATTCAGCGTAATAAAGATTTAGGTAATAAATGCGGTACTCAAGTAGGTAAAGTTAGAGCACAACAACTTGCTCAAGGTAAACCTGTCACGCTTGATACAATTAAGAGAATGCGTAGTTTCTTATTGAGACAACGTGATAATTATGATTTAGCTATTAAAAGAAAGGATTATGATGCATGTGGCTATATAAGTTACTTATTATGGGGAGGACCAGCTGCATTACCATGGGCAGAAAAAAAATTAAGACAAGCAGGAATGTTAGAATCATCTAATATGGAAATTATTAATGATGAATTTGCTGAAATAGGTCCTAGAGGTGGTGTTAAACCATCTAAAAAAGCACCTAAATCAGATACACCTGGAGATGGTAAAAGTGGTAGTAAAAAAAATAAACCTGGAACTGCTGGTAATACAAGAGGTGTAAAAGTACCTGCTAAAATAGAAAAATCATTACAAAAAAAAGCTGATGATTTTAATGACAAATATAAAGATAAATTAGGATATGGTACATCAGTTGCACAATTACGTACCGTTT